ATGGTACGCCAACAGTTCAAGCCTCTGTACCATTCAGCGGTGGTAGTTATTTAGGTGTTAGCATTTATGCAACTGGCCAGACTGGTGTAAGTTTCAGTGGCTTTACTAAAGGTGCTTATCCTTCAACAACATTTGCTGGTATTTCATACGCATTTACTGCAATGACATATAATGGCGGTACGGGAGTTGGTACTGTTTATCAAGTAACTTCCGTATTAAGCGGTACATCATACGCTGAGTATGAAAATATGGTACTTGCTGTAATAAGAAGTAGAGGTTATGTTTTAGACCACATAAATTTACCTTCGACTACAGTATTTGATGCAAAGCAACTCACAATTACTTCAAACAGTACTAATATAGGTATTGGTGATATGTTTGCCCAATTTACTTTAACGGCAACAAACACCGGATTAACCCCAACATTAACGGTAAGCGGAAGTACGGAATTATATACGGTTTCATTGAATCCTGATGCAAGCAGCTTTATGCCAAACGTACTCGGTGTTGGTGCTAAAGATAAGAAAACCAAGATTTGGGTTCAGGCAACATATCCTCAATTAATTAAGAAAATTGATGCAGAAGGATATGGATATGCCATTAACACAAGATTAATTAAATGTAGTACGAATTTATACACAAATTATAAAACTCAGTTCAAAACACCTGAAACCCCTTGGATTGTATCTCAACTTATGGGTAATAAGGTTAACAGATTATTTAAATTTGTTAGTATCTCTGATGGTGATGCTGCTAATCAGGAAATTAAAATTAGTCTAATAAACATCAATCCAATAACAATGGAATTTGATGTTATTGTTCGTGCTTTTTACGATACCGATGCGCAACCAAATATTTTGGAAACCTATTCAAAAGTTAACTTAATTAAAGGTACTAATAACTATATTGGTCAGGCAATTGGTACAACCGATGGTGAATATTCAATAAAAAGTAAGTATCTTATGGTTGAGATGGCTGATGATGACCATCAAGATTCATGGCCTGCTGGCTTCGAAGGTTTGATGTTTAATGATTATGCAATCGCTGCAACTGGTGATGTTGTTGCAGGTATAGCACCAGCTATCTTCTATAAAACAAGTTATACTACAACCGAAAGGGTTGCACGTGTTTACTTAGGTGTTTCTATGTCAGCATATGATGCTCCTGGCGTTGTTGGCGATGGCTTAAATCAGAACTTTTTTAACTTTGATGGCTATAACAACTCTTCTCCACAATCAAGTGGATTTTCAAAAACTAAGGGTTTTCACATGGATAGTAATGCAACTGGAATATATTATGACGGTAATCAGTATGTTGGTGAATTCGAAGTGGGTGCAGGTCCGTTTGCAAGTATTGGCGATGTTCTCGACCCATTAAATCCTTACTACACATTAGTTTCAAGAAAATTCACTCTTGCTCCTTCTGGCGGTTTTGATGGCTGGGATGCAAATAGAGGTTATCGTTCATATGGTGATTTATATCGTCAGGAAGGCGTTTATCGTGGTGGTCCTAATCCTTTAGTTCCTGCTACGAATGACTTCCAAGCATGGACAACAGCAATTAATACTTTTGCAAATCCAGAAGAAGTGACAATTAACGTATTTTCAACACCCGGTATTAACTGGTCAGACCAGAATATTTTGGTTCAAGATACCATTAATATGGTTTCAAAACAGAGAACCGATACACTTTATGTTATCGATACTCCTGATGTTGAAATACCAATGACACTTGGTAATAATAATAGAGACGTACTTGCAGCACAAGATATCGTTGACTTACTTGATAGTGCAGGTATTGACAGTAGTTATTCATGTACATACTTCCCTTGGATTCAGATGAGGGATACTCAGAATAATGTTAATGTTTATATTCCACCAACAGGTGAAGTGGTAAAAGCAATGGCATTTACTGATAATACAGCATTCCCTTGGTTTGCACCCGCTGGTTTAAATCGTGGTGTAACTGATGCTATTAAATCAAAATACAAATTATCTCTTGAGGCTCGTGATATTCTTTACGCAGGTAGAATCAATCCAATGGCTGACTTTGCAGATGCAGGTACAGCAATCTTTGGACAGAAGACCTTACAGGTTAAACAGAGTGCTTTAGACAGAATCAATGTTCGTAGATTGTTACTTCAGATTAAAGTTCTTATTGCAAACATCGCAATCAGACTTGTATTTGAACAGAATGACCAGACGACAATTGACCAGTTCTTATCAAAGGCAACTCCGGTTCTTGACACGATTAAGAGAGAAAGAGGATTGTATGATTTCAGAATTAAAATGGATGATACGATTAACACTCCTGAAACAATTGACAGAAATGAATTGTTTGGTGAAATATTCTTAAAACCAACACGTGCTGTTGAATTTATCGGTATCACATTTACAATTACTCCTTCTGGTGCATCATTTGCCGATGTTGGTGCATAATTAGTTTTTTGAATTGAAGACCCGCTTACTTTGGCGGGTCTTTTTTTATTTAAGAGTATTTATGTACAAATAATATTATAATAAACTATAAAATCATGTCAACTAAAAGAGGTGGAAAAATAAATGTTCAAGAAAAACCCACAATAGAATCAGATATAAAAAAAATATATTATGATGATGTAAATGAATCTTCTGAATCGAAGCCAGAAGTATTTGAAGTGGATGTTAATAAATTATCCGAAGAAACCCAAGAAGTTCATTATGGATTTATTGGAGAACCAGTTGTAAACGAAACAATTGATGATGATATGAAGGAAGAAATGATGGCAGAGGGTGCAAAAGCGGTTGCAGAATTTGTGGATAATAAAATCTTAGAGGATTTAAAAAACTTAGCAACAGTACCAACTGTTACCGAAAAACCCAAAAGAAGAATTGAAGATTTAGGCCAGAGCGAATTAAGACTTTATCAAAGGACCGGAATAATACCTCAATAATGAATGTTTATTTTTCAACATTGTAAGTATTTATATTTAACAAAACAAAAATAAACGTTACTATTTAAATAAAAGTAAAAACATGGCAGGAGAAATGATTAGGGGTATCCCTTTCGAATATGAACCAAAAAGAGTAAATAGATTCTTTGCGGAGTTCGCTGATGAATTAGGTATTGAGGTATGGAAGGTTCAGAAATTCAAAAGACCTTCAATGAAAATCAATTCAGTTCCTATTCAGTTTATGAATGAACAAAATTACGTTGCTGGTAGATATAATTGGGATGAAATGCAGATTACATTCCTTGACCCTATCGGTCCTTCAACCTCACAGCAATTAATGGAGTGGGTTCGTCTACACGCTGAATCTCTAACTGGTCGTATGGGTTACGCAGCAGGATATAAGAAGAACATTCTATTGAAAGCATTAGACCCAACAGGTATTGAAGTTGAAAAATGGTTCTTGGAACAATGTCAAATAGTTACTATCGACTTTGGCGACAACAGTTACGAAGACGATGCATTGACAAACATCCAATTAACAATTCAACCTTGGAGATGTATTCTTAACTTATAAGATATACAAACAGAGAAAATTAAAAGCCACAGTGATGTGGCTTTTTTTGTTGCTAAAGTATGAAATACTCATCATTAAGTGTCTTTTATGCCGATAATGTATGAAATACCCATCATTAGTTGCATGAATTTTTCAGAAAATTTCATGCAGCAATTTCTAATTTTCTTTTATCCAATATTAAATCGACATAGTATTTTCGGTCTTTGGTTTCCATGATTTCATAGGATTCATTATTATGCGAGAACCAAACAATATAAGACTTACCGAGTTTAATGCCAGTATTCTTCTGAATAATTTGTTTATACATTTCTAACTGAAGGCTATAGATTTCTAAATCACAATCTTCAATTGTGCATAACTCATCAAGTAAATGTCTACCCTTTTCTTCTTTACTGAATTTCTTATTGGTTTTCCAATCCCAAATTTGAAACTCATTGGCCTTGACGTTATAAAATAACATATCGAGCATACCACCGACAAGAGATTCTCTATCAAACACAACAAATTCGGTGCGAATCGGAATCAACTTGCCATGAACATCCTTATAAAATTTATCCACGTGTTTTTTTGTTGTTTGGTACTCGATAAGAACGGGGTCAAAACCAAATTCATTTATAATGGTCTGCAGGGGATACTCAAATTCCTTGTTTTGGAAGAGATTCTCAGTATAATCATGGATGGCTGAACCTTTTATCGTTCCCTTCTTATTGATGAAGTTCCATGCCCTTATAACGTGATTCTGGGGTATATTATATTGATTACTCTTGTAGTCTGACCAATATTCTTCATCAAAATCTTCCTGATATTTATGAATGAGGGTGGTTACTGAAATTAATTCTTTACCACCAAGAAAATATTTGTGCGGTTCATCATAAAACGTAATATCGTTAAATGCAGTAAATAACTCATTTGGAATTACAAGTTTAATCATAGAAACAAAAGTACGATAATTTTAATTAATTACAATGTTTTTTTGTAGTATAGCATCAAAATCAATATTCTCCAAATTGTTTATGACTGATGTTTTATCTGATGGAAGATTAGAATAGCCATGAATATGATTAACAAGCGCAGTACGAATAATATTCAATGCTTCAACAAGAACATCACCCCTTGCAACAGGATGGCCTTCGGTGAAAATTCTCGTGCGGTCTTCAGGCGTTTGTCTTGCTGCTTTAAATTGTGGATTACCATTGTGGGAAAGTATAGCAATCTTATCACTCATTATGATTGTGTTGCTATAATAATTGGCTGAATCTTGTTGTTGTTCGAATATCATACCAATTGTGGCCGGATTCTTTACATTCAGTTTAAGAATATTATTATTTTCATGCTTTCCCGCCCGTATGTGTACTTCATTTATCTTTAATATAACATCCGTATTAACTCTACCAACAATAGCAATGTCTTCTTTTAGTGGATATATGCCCACAGCATCCGGATATGTGCTTACTGCTGGTTCTGGTGAAGTTAATGCCATATTTGTTGTTGAAAGCGCAGTGAATATTGAATCAAACCCTATTTTTTGTGGCTGACTGATAACCGGACCTTCCCAATAACGACTTCTTTGTGGATATTTAATATCCTCAATAAAAATCCTCACATATTCACCAACCTTTGGAAATACATGTAGAAATTTACTTACCATTGGATAGCACCAAGGTAAATCAGCATTTCCTGTTCTATTATCCAAACCCAAAATTTTTGTTTGGATTCTACCGCCATCAGTTGGGTCGTCTATGTTTGTGACCTCGCCATAATAAATGGTTCTGCTAATATTAGCAGTTACATCGATTTTTTTATACGGGTTGCTCGTCTGTAATATCGGTTTGTCGTGAGCCATTTTCTCTATTGTTTAATTCTTCAATATAAGCAACATAATTTTTTTCGATTCCATGAAGAACCTCAATTTTCTCATTAATTTTCTTTTCAAGTTCATCAAACTCATAAGTAAGGTCAATAATTTCTTTTTTTAACCCCTCATGTTCTACTTTAGAATCATTAATCATCTTCAGTATTTCTATTGGTGTGTATTTGCTCAGTTCTTCCATTATTGTATTATACCATAACCTTTTGAAAACATAATTGTTGCGCCAAATACCGTAACCGGACCTGTTGGTGAAATACCTGCAGCACTAAGTGTGATTCCCGGTGGAATCGCCACACTAATAAGTGCATCTTGTTGAAACGCTTTGACAATTTCTTCGATTCTAATTCTTTCCATTATTTCATCAGGACTTGCACCACCCGAAGGTAATGCACCAACAGGTAAACCTGCCTCGGACTTTCTGGCAATAATACGTGAAGCAATTTTCGTTGGCGATAAACCAGGACGCTGTGGAACACCCACTAAAATCAGTGGTGTTGGCACAGGTGGTGGTCCACCAATAGAGGTTAGTTTCAATATCTTATCGAAACCACCTATAATTGATTCAATACTATTAAAGTTAATCACAATATTACTTTTTAGCTTTTAATTCCTTAATGCTAATCCATTTCCAACCCAAAAAACATCTTGTCATCAGTATCCTGAACCAATTTGGTTTTACGGTTGTTGCGAGTTGTGTGCCATCTAATTCACCATCGATGAGATAAACGCCTACAAACTGTTTGTTTAATTTCTGGTCTACTATCATATATTTATTTATTTATTATCCCGTTAATTTACTTGCTGCCAAACTTTTAATGACACCTAAGTACTGATTTATTTTTTCTCTTATTACTTTCTGAATCACTGGCCATAAAAGTGCGATTAAATAAGTAATAACTATATTATAAATGAATTTATTAATCTCGGCCATTGCCACATTAAGATTACATTTTATGAATATCTTGAATTTCTTCAAGTCATCCAGTGGATTTCCAATTTGCGGAATGCCCCCATTTTGAAACGAACTATAAATTGCCAATATTGTTCTTATTTGTGGCGTTGTTGTTATTGCATTTGCAAGTGTTTGCGTGATTAAATCAATTAATTTCTGGAAGAATCCATCTTTTACTGTCTGTTTATTTGCAGCACTAACTTCCGGATTATCCTTCGTGCTTTCTGCAACAGTACCATAAACCCTATTACTTACTTGAAAGGGGTCTGTTGAACCACTGATGTTTGCTATTAGGTCTGCCATACCGTCTAATGATAGATTTGCTGCCATAACACCACAACCTAAGTCATAGTAAACAATACCGTTTATTAATTCCTGTGCTTTTTGTAGAATCGCATCATAATCTTCTGGTGAAATCTCAAAACTATCATTATCATTAATTAATTGTTCGATTAATTTTAGAATCTGTAGTTCTTGAGCAGCTTGCTCTACTGTTTTATTTTGACTTGCCGTAATGCTGCCATAAAATAAGTTCATAGCATCACTCATAAATGCCTTTTTATCGATTAATGTCATTTCATCGACAAATGATTCTAAATAACTTCCAATAGATGTGCTGCCACCTATAGGTTTAAATACAAGTTCATCCAATGCTGAGTCATATTCAATTGATAAAATGCCCCCAAATACCGAACTACCGTTTTTAATTGCATTATATGCAACATTATCAAAGCCTGATGTGGCTTGGCCATAAATTAAACTACCTTGTTTTGATGCTGGATTAGTTTTATATTTTCCAAACACATCAATATCTTTTACCGGAACACTTATATTAAAATCCGGCATTGTATCACCAGCATTAGATTGTATTAGTTGTTTTTTTACACCAGACTTAAAGTTTGGTTCTATTTTAGTAATGAGATTAGTAAATAATTCACCTGTTAATTGTTGTAGAGCATCAGTGCCAACAACAACCTTTAAAACATCAAGCAAATACGGTACTACATCCTTTTTATTATTTATTGAAGGAAATAGATTACTCTCATCGGGCATATTTCCGGCCTGCATCATAGAGGTATATGCGCCAATAGTAGTAAATACGTTTTTTTTATCGTCTTTTAATCCCATTATTTTCTATCTCTTTTCTCCAATTCATCTTCAACCATTTTTAGAAGTTCATTTCTTCTATCGGTTGTAGTATTTTCTTTATCTTCTGACTTTTGACTATCACTCGGACCGCCAGACTTATTTTCAAAAACCACTTCTTTTAAATACCTCAATAGCATGATTTTCTGGTCCTGATTCTTGGCTTCAGCAGCGATAAGTTTAACAATTTGGTCACCGATTGCAGCAACCTCACTATTTTCTTTTATCTTAATCTCCCATTTTGTGAATAGTCTGGTAATCTTTGCTTTTATATTATGACTATCATCATAAATTTCCTGAAGTAGTTTATTTACGCTCTCTTCATTAAATTGTAATCGTTTTCTCGTTGGCCTTGGCATGACTTTATGGTTTTAGTACATATAAATACGGGTTATTTTATTTACCTTAATCATCAAGATAGTCAATTTTTTCAATAAAATATATTTCTTTGAAGGGTTTAATGGCAATCCTGATTTCTTTTGTACTTAATTGGGTTTGTTCCTTCAAGAACAATAAAATTTTATTTTTTGCGAATTTATTTGTTATCCTTTTATTATATTTCCCGTCAGGACTATCTTCCATGAATAGCAAGTGCCAATTTTTCAGAACATTAATAATAGCATCCCCAACAACAACCTCATTCTTTTTCATCGTGGTATCATTATTGATTCTATCTTCTATCTTATTAATCACGGTTTTAATTAACTTCTCCAATTGTTGATGTGTATCTACCTCTAATTCATACGTATATTCAATATTTTCATTAATTTCATCTACATAATCATCAAAACTAAGATTGACCTTTTTCTCAGTGTAACTTTTCTTTGAGTGGTCTTTATAGTAATTACGAATAATTGTCTGGCAATAGCTGAATGCTTTGGAATTAAATATCCTGTAATTATTAATATTATTGTCATCCTCTTTAATTAGAGCATTTAAATCATTAATTGCTTCTTCGGCATACCAAAACCTATGACTTTTATCCAATTTATTCCATTTATCAGTACCACATTTATTACATTCGATGATAAACGGTCTGTATTTAATCATATGTTCAATTAGGTGAGTTAAAGCATTGGATTCGACTTCTTCCATCTCGTAGTTTCCGATGTGAATCGGATACCTACGAAGTATGGATTGTATCATTTTACGAAATGGTTCAAGCAAAATTTCATTATAAATCTTATTCTTTTCTTGTGCGGAATTTGAATTTATAAAATTAATTACTGCTTGTTCTTCCCTTTCAGCAAAGTACGGAGCATTTTCTATCTCTTTCTCTTTCATTCATAATAGTATCAAATATTGATTATTTTTATTCAACAACTATTTTATGTTGAAGTCTTGATAAATCTATGATTCTATCATTAGTGAAGTTGGCTTCCTTATTGGCCGTATCGAACCAGAATTTTCTTTCATCAACTGGCATGTTCTTTTGATATTGGCCGAATAGACTATCCTCACGGGTTGCAAGGTGCTTATATCCGATTCTCGGAATACTAAATACCTTACTGGCATTATTTAATGCTCTGAGTAAAAACTCATACATAAAGGTTAACTTAATGTTTGATTTATACCCACCGAGATTCTTAAATTCGGATTTCTTTATAACAGCACCGCTTAACTTGAAGTCAGTGTATTGTTTCAGAGCATTTGCGTTTAGGTAACCCATTTCACCATTCTCACCAACAAACTGTTGTGCCCATACGGTCTCATTGGTTAATTTAAGACCTTCATTCTTTTCATTAACCTCAATCATCATGGTCAAAAACACATCAATCTCCGGATAACTTTGAGTATATTTACTTGCATTACGCAAATAAGTAGTACTGTATTCATCATCAAACTCAAGTACCGAGAAATAATCGGTAGTTACTGATTCAACAGCAAGGTTAACCTGTGATTGATAATCCGTTTTTCCTTCATGGTTTATAATTCTCACTTTTGGGGCACGCCCCGGAACAAAGGTATCATCATTATATTTTACGCAACATTCGATAAGTCCCTGTAAACCAAGTGGTGCTACCACAATAACTTCCGGTAATTCTACAAGATTTTCTTGTTTAAGTACTGATTCAATTGCTTTGTCTAAGTATCCGGCAACCACTTCATTAAATTCGTGAACCGGAATTATTACTGATATATTCATTGTTTATATTTTATTAATTTAAATTATTTTTGTTCAACTGGCAGTAATGCTGATTGAAATAATGCTATTCTTGTGTCAATAAATCCTTGATAAATCTCGGCCAATTGCACTTCGGAATTTTCCTGAGTGTATTTCTCTGCAAGTTTTTCCATTGATACGTATAATTCAGGAGAAATAGCATCGTCAAGGAATTTAACTAAAACATCACCAACCAATACTGGCAAGTCATAATAATTGTCAGTCCAAACACCAGCACCATCAGCAATTTTTACTACGTTGCCAGTATCGCCTGATGTTCTTTCCAGAATGTATTCGGGAGTAATATCTGGTTTTAAGCAGATAGGAATAACACCGGATTTCATACATTCAAGAGGGAATGTACCGAAAGATGCAATTCTATCAATCCAAACCGCTGCAAAGTTACCCTGAAGTCTTTTTGCAAAGTCAACCCTACGCATTTGTTGCGGTGGTTTACTCTTGGTAAGCATAGGGTCAAATGTAACCCACGAATATTGAGGATATCTACTAAAGAACAGCTTTACGAGTTTTGAGATTTCGTTAGCGTTTCTTCCGACAACTGAAATTACTGGCTTCTGCGGTAATTTAGATTTCTCAAAATAAGCAGGAATTCCAATGTTATATGTTTTAACATTGAATTTACCTTGTCCATAGAATGTTTCAATCCATTCCTTAATGGTTTCTGATGTAGTAATAACATCATTAATACCAAATGATTTCCAGTCTGTACCTGGAATCAAAGAGTTTACCATATAGTCAACGGATTGCAATAAACCAATTCTCACACAAGGTAAGTTTTTGGTTTGTTCCATAACATTTGAATATATTTCAGGTATAATCATAATGTCTTCCGGACCAACGGTTAGTTTCGGGTCGGCCATTGACATATGCTTGAAGGCCGTGAGTTCTTTTTCTATCCAAGCGGGTACAACATAGTCACCCTTTTCTACCATAATAACAACTTCGAAACCCATGTTTTTCACCACAGTAGCATGAAAATAAATCTCATACACACTGGCATTAGGATTCTGTGCTTCTGGTACGCAGAATAAGAACTTTGATTTTTTATTAGCTATCCTATCTAAGGATGCTTTAATTTTTTCGATTTTTTCTAATTCGGCTTGTTGTGCTCCATTAACTAATAATTCTTCGCTCATTTTATTGGGGTTTTATATAATTTATTATTTTTTCAAATTCCGGATTTTCAAATAAGTCATTTACTTGAAGTACGGGGGGTATGTCGCCATTATCACATTTTTCATTATATGGCCTTTTTAGTTTTATTATTTTTATTGCTTTTCTTATGTAGATTCCGTCAAGTATTTCGGGGTCAGTTGTGATAATCACATCCAAATCTCCAATTAATTCCTCATTTGTTTTTACAAAACGATAATTTGGAATTCTGCACATTATCTTACTTAAGAAAAATAATGTAGATGGTATGCTGAACTCGTTTTCTTTTGAAACAATCACAAAATCAACAGTATCTTTATATTTCTCATAGAAGTTTTTTAGATGCAAGTCAAGGTTCGGATACATTTTAGGTACGCTACCATGTATTTCAAACACAAAATCTTCATACATGAAGCGATTATAAACTTCTTTGGCCGTCAAATGTGTTTTTTCAGGTGCTTTAAATAAAGCAAAATCAGCATTTGCTTCGCCAGTTTTTTCATCAACCTGATATTCAAGTGGATTAATA